CCGATGTCCAGCCAGTGTCCACAGATAACAATATATTAAATAACTTACTACCTAACGGTAGTAAGTATGTCGCAAATGACCAGAAACCCGCTGAAGAGAAAAAGTCTCGTTTGTCATGCGATGAAGTGTGGCAATGCCTGAAAGACGAACTGCCTGAAGCCAGGGGATGGAGATGCCTCACTGATGAGCGACGCAATCTGATCCGCACATTCTGGGGTAAGGCTAACAAAATTGCCCGCAACCTGGACGGCAAGCCGATTGACATGGACGGTTTCAGAAGTTATCTGCGTTACATCGCTCAGAACTGCCGCTGGATGCTTGAAGACCGACCAGACCAGAAATCCGGGAAGACCTGGCGCCGCATGAAATTCGATAAGTTCCTGACCGAAAAGCTCTACATCGAAGTGCGCGAGGGGGATCGTGATGACCGCTGAATTCATGGCTGTACCACAAAACCTCGAAGCAGAGCAGAGCGTTATCGGTGGCCTGCTGCTGGATGATGACAACAGCGAGCGAGTCCAGAAGGTTCTGGCGATGCTCAAGCCTGAGTCGTTCTACAGTCGACCTCACCAGCTGATCTTTGCCGAGATGCGCCAGATGTTCCGCGACAACAAGCCAGTCGATGGTCTGACATTGTTCGATGCGCTCGAAGGCAAAGGGCTCGCTGATCAGGTTGGTGGCTTTGCTTACCTTGCGGAGATCGCCAAGAACACTCCCAGCGCTGCAAACATCGTGGCTTACGCAGCATCAGTCCGGGAAGCCGCAATGGAGCGCTACGGTATCAACCGCCTGACCGAAGCTACTGAGCTGCTGTATTCCCGTAACGGCATGAGCGCTACGCAGAAGTACGAGGCCATTCAGGGTATTTTCACCCAGCTCGCAGACCATTCAAAAACCGGCAGTCGCCGTGGGTTGCGGTCGTTCGGCGAGGTTATGGATGACTGGGTGGCGGATCTGGAGAAGCGATTTGACCCTTCAGGCGAACAGCGCGGCATGAGTACCGGCATCCCGTCACTCGACCGGCTGCTGGCGCCGAAAGGTCTGGTTAAAGGCTCTCTGTTCGTGATTGGCGCAAGGCCAAAGATGGGCAAGACAACCCTGTACGGGCAGATGGCGATCAACTGCGCGGTTCGTGAGAAAAAGCCAGCGCTGATGTTCAGCCTCGAAATGCCGAGCGACCAGATCCTCGAAAAACTGGTTGGTCAGAAGTCCGGCGTAAATCCGAGCATTTTTTACATGCCCGCCACGGATGACGCAGATGATCAGTATCAGGGGGACTACGACGGCGACTTTAAGAAGGCGATCGCCACAGCCGGTCGGCTGAGTGAAATCGACATGCTGTACATCGACGACACTCCTGGCCTGTACCTGGCGCACATAGTTAGCGAAAGCCGCCGAATAAAACGCGAGAAGGGCTGTGTAGGCATGATTCTTGTTGACTACCTGACGCTGATGACCGCCGAAAAGGCCGACCGTAATGACCTGGCCTACGGGATGATCACCAAAGGTCTGAAGAACCTCGCCAAAGAGCTTGGCTGCGTCGTCGTGCTGCTGACCCAGCTCAACCGCGAACTGGAGAAGCGAGTGAATAAACGCCCGTTGCCGAGCGATTCCCGCGACACAGGACAGATTGAGCAGGACTGCGACTACTGGGTTGGCATCCACCGGGAAGGTGCTTTCGATGACAGCGTGCCGCCTGGAGAAACCGAGTTAATCCTGCGACTCAACCGCCACGGCAGTACCGGAACGGTTTATTGCAATCAGATCAACGGGGCAATTTACGACACAGACCAGCAGGCCGCCGCCGCAGAACGCCGCGGGCGTGAGCAGCAGCCGAAAAAGAAAGGGGGATTCTGATGACCATAACAATTCGTGGGCAGATTCTTGCAGCCCTGCGTAATAACCCGGGCCTGAGTAGTGCTCGCATTGCCACCATGATCGGCATGACCACCAAAAAGATTTCCGGCTCGTTAAGCACGTTGTTTGCAGACGGCCTGATCGAGTTCGAAGGTAAGTATGGCCAGCGCCTTTACAGCCTGACCAGCTACGGCATGCGCTTCGCCCCTGACACGATACCGGGCATGAAGCAGGGCAAGTCGAAGTTAATTCAGCGGACGGACACGAACGTGATCTGCCGGGAGTGCCGCAACAGTCCGGCAATGAGAAGGGTATTGATGGTTTGGGAGAGGGCAGGGGTATGAAACTGAAAATGCATACGCCGGACGGATCGGTGATTGTCGAAAGTAATTTGGTAACGCAGTTCTACCCTGATTTCGAAAGCGGCGGCGAGATGACCACCATCGAAACGGTATCGGCAACAGGAGAAACCTTCTCGGTTAAAGTAAAGCACTCGCTTATGCAGGTGACTGGCGCGCTGGCTACAGCCTGGAGCGTTGACGAAAAGAAAGCAGAAGGAGACGCCCAATGACCAACATCGACAAATTGAAAGCAGCCGCGGCTAAAGCGGTCGATAACTTCGACCCGAATATGTTCGTGGAAACTCGCGATGTGCTGGGGCTGCTGGATGAGCTGGAAGCCGCAGAGAAGCGGATTGCTGAGCTGGAGCGTAAAGAACAGCACAGTGACCGACAGTCAGTAATTGATGCGCTGGCTGGTTCTGGTGAGGAATGGAGTGATATCGAAGAATACATGCAGAAGTGGGACGCGGAACGCGCCTCCGCAGCCGGTAAGGGAGAGTGATATGGCTTTTGTATCGATCGTAACTGGTGGCAGAGGTCGCAAGCGTGACACTGCTGGTATCTCTGTTAAATATTCAAAGTCAGGCTCTGTTCAGTGCTATGTCGGCGTGGATATACGGGATAACAATCGATTTATTTTTGTTGAGATTGATGAGGATACCAGGCAGATCAGAGTAAAACCAACTCCCGATGAGAAGGGGGCAAAGATGTCAGGTGTAAGTGGGGGAACTTTCTCAGTAACTAAGAAGTTAGGAGATGCGGTTATACCTTCAGGACTCGGAAAAACATTCATCGAGCTGGAAAGGAGCGCTGATGGTTGGTGGTACGGTAATTATCAGGAAGGAGAGGCATAATGATTACCCTTACCAAAGAATGGCTCCAGAAGACTATCGCAGAGCTTGAAGAAGAGCGCGATGCAACTCCCGGCGCAGTAAACGAAGATGCGGCAAATGCGCTCGCTGCGATGAAACTCGCGCTGGCATCGCTCGAAGCGGAGGCTGTGTGCGTAATCGACCAGTCCAATCTTGATTATCTCAAATCTGGCTCTGATGCAGACGTATGGCCTGCGTCCAGAACAGAGATGGGTGATGTGCTTCTGTATCGCTCCGCCCCTCCAGCGCCGGTATCTGTGCCTGATGAAGTTTGCTGGGAAGATGTTCCAGAGGAAATCACCGAAGACGATATGGCTCTTGCATCAGCATTGGCACATGGATTCAATCAGTGCCGCGCCGCCATGCTTAAGCACTCTGAGCCATTCATAGTAACGAGCGATCATCGCATGATGGAGATGCCTCAAGTTGAGGCTATCAACGCTGTCACCGCCATGCTTCAGGGTGTCGGTGGAAGCTCTCCGGTGATTCCGGATTGCTCATGCCGAACCTGCCGCCCTGTAACTTTTACTGATAGTCGCTTCGTCGTCTGCCCAGAATGCGGAAACAAACGCTGCCCTCATGCCAATGACCACCGGAATGCTTGTACCGGAAGCAACGAGCCAGGTCAGGAAGGTAGCGCGTACCCGGCAACACCGCAGCAGGAGGTGGAGTGATGGGCAAGTTTACTTTCGTCATTGAGTTCGAAGACGGCAAGGAGCCGCCAGTACATGCCCATATGGAAGCTTTGGGCGGGAAGGTTGTAGCGGTCGCGTTCCGGGATGCATTGAGCGAGGGTAATCCTACGCAGACGATCACTACCCATCCTCAGGTGCTTAGTGAGATGCGGTGCTTTATCTGCAATGGTAAGCATCCTATCGGTGTCGCCTGCCCACTCAGTTCGCCATCAGTGGTATCGCATAATGCCTGACCCATTCGACGCATAACAAACAGGCCTCTTCGGAGGCCTTTCTCTTGAGTTGATTTTGTTGAATCAACCGTCCATACTTTCTTTGCTGATGGCCTGAACACCCATTGGTGACTTCTGCGCATTTAAGGGGACTTAAATGCGACCACAATCTGAACTCCTCACCTTGTCACAGATGCAGAAATGCACCTGCGATTTTCTGCATTCTGCGTTACCTCTCGGAGGTGGCGCATGAAACAGCACTACTGCATCGTTAACGACACCGTTAAAGACAATCTCATCGCATACATTCGCTCCCTGCCGGTAAACCCTCGCGCGCCGATGGTCGTTGAGGCCCGAGAAGAGACGCGCACCGACAAGCAAAACCGTCTTATGTGGCCATTGCTGAAGGACCTGTCTGACCAGGTTGTCTGGCACGGCGAAAAGCTGACCCGCGAAGAATGGAAGGACCTGATCACCGTTCTGGTGAATCAGACCCAGGACCAGGAACAGAAATCCGTGCCGGGCATCAACGGCGGCCGCGTTTATTTCGGCGTCCGCACATCCAAATCCAGCAAGCGCTACATGGTCGACGTCATCGAGGCGATTTACTGGTTCGGCACCGACCGCGGCGTGAAGTTCTCCGAGGCGTCCAGCAGGCGCATCGCCTGGGCGCAAGAGTGGAGGGCTTCACGTGGGTAGTCCTCTCGCGCGCGTCATCACCAACGAAATCTTCCGCGTTCCGGCGCGCCGCCAGCGTAAGCCAGCGGTTAAGCCGTCCGACATCCCGACCTTGAAAGACTACACCGCCCGCCTGGTGGATGAGAAATGGCTGCGCCTCGCGGCACGGAGGAAACATGCGTAGCACCTACCGCAATAAAAAATGGCTAGCCGCAGTCGGCCAGATTGAGCAATGCGTCCTTTGCGGAGCGTGGGGCGTACAGGTGGCACACCGCAATGAAGGAAAGGGAATTGGCATGAAGACAGACGACTGCGCTACCGCCGCTATTTGCGTCACATGTCATTCAGAGATTGATAACGGGAAAGGTCTTAGCCGTGACGAGCGCCGCCAGTTAATGGATCGAGCCATTGTCCTGACCATTATCCAGATTGCCCGTCGTGGCCTGGTGGTGCCCGCATGAATATTTACGATATCACGCCGGTCAGCAAGCCCCGCATGACACAGCGAGATCGCTGGCATAAGAGGCCTGCGACAGCGGCATATTGGGCTTTCAAAGCCGAGGTGCGCCTGCTTGGAATCAACATTCCTGAATCCGGTTATCACATCACCTTCATCATTCCTATGCCAAAAAGCTGGAGCCAGAAGAAGCGCACGCAACTCAACGGCCAGGCTCATCAGCAGAAACCGGATAAAGACAACCTGGAAAAGGCTCTACTCGATGCAATTTTCGACGACGACAGCCGCGTCTGGGATGGTCGGGTGACAAAACTTTGGGGAGAGAAGGGGCAGATCATTATTGGGGAGTGCGCGCCGTGACCAGAGACGAGATAACCCGATACCAGGTTGAGAGCGTTAAGCGCGCCAACATGCCGCCAGTAGCAAAGCACAGCCAGACCAAAACCAATCAGCCACAGAAGGAGGCCGCGTAATGAGAAAGCTCACACCAATTTACACCATGGTTAACTTTGTCGATGACGCCCATTTCCGGCGTGTCTGGAAGCATCCTAAGAAGACCATCACAACCAAGCAACGAGCCTGGGTGCAGTACATGATGTCAGTGTGGGGCAGAATTAATCGCGGCGATGACTCACCAGCCGGCGCTGTTAACGTTATAGGCCGTCTGATGATCCGGACTCAATGGAATCCTGATATGGGTGGACACATCGAGAGAATGGTTAACTGGCTTTATAGCGACGAGGGTGGGGCGCTGAGAGGTGAGGAACTCTATAAGAAAGCTCGCGAACTGGTAATCCCTCAATCCTCTGCCAGAAACATCATCGCTCTCGCCAAAGAATCAGATGATGCCGCGTTCGTAGAAAAAGTGATGGTTAAGCTGTTTCACCGGGAAAGCCCAGTCCGCGATTATGCAATTAAACGTTATTGTGAGCGCAACTGCACTCAACATATCGCTCAGGCAATGAGCAGAGTAACCGGCGTGGATGTGCAGCAGTGCCGCCGCCGGGTCGTGTGGTGCGAGAAGGTTTTTGAATCAGAACTCTTTTATGCCTTACAACGTGAGATGGAGAAAGAAAACGAACTTCAGGACACTTAATTAGAAAATATTTATCTGAAAGTGTTGATTTGGCGAAATAAAAGTGCATAATTCAGTATATGCTCGGACGTCAAAGGCGAAAGAGCGCGGTGATGAAGTGCAAGATGACAGCGCTCATGAATCGGGGACATCGAAAGCCCAAAAGCTGAATTGTGTGGCGACAGCCAAAACGCGACTTGAGCCATCACCAATAATTTAGAGCCACTGGTTAACGCCGGTGGCTTTTTCATTTCTGCATAACGGAAATCGCTTTGAGTATGTGACGGCATCCCGGTGAGACCAGGTACATTTCCCTGGCACGGCAAAGCGATCCTCGTTGTGGTGAATGTCCTGATGGCGTCGTAAAGCGATAGCCGTGAATGCCGGATAGCAGCGCCGGCCACCACAAACTAAACCCACTACCTGGGACCCTTCGGTCAGAGAGCCGACATTGCCTTACCCTCATCTTCCCGGCCTGTCGCCGGGTTTTTTATTTCAGGCCCCGGGAACCATCATCGACACGCCTACTTGTTAAATCGTCCCGAGGGCCTGCCCCCTTTCAAACACACAGCCCCCGCTTTTAAGCCGGAGGTTAGAGACTATGAAAATGCATAACGATCCCCACTCCTGGACGGAGTTTATCGAACTACTCCACAGTTGGTGGCGTGGCGAAACGCCGATGGGTGCCGTATTGCTATCGGTTGTCATGGCCGCCATGCGAATCGCTTACGGCGGTGGCGGCTGGAAGAAAATGCTCCTTGAGGGGGCAATCTGCGGAGCTCTAACCCTTACCGCTGTGTCAGCTCTTGATTACTTTAACCTTCCACAGTCTCTGTCGATAGCTATCGGCGGCGCGCTAGGGTTTGTTGGCGTAGAGCAGGTTAAGGTTATGGCTTCCCGGGTGTTTAATTCTCGCTTTGGAGGCGGTGATGCAAACCAGTGATAAAGGCATTGCCCTGATCAAGCAGTTCGAAGGCTGCAAGCTCACCGCGTATCAGGACAGCGTCGGAGTGTGGACGATCGGCTATGGGTGGACCAAGCCTGTAGACGGCAAACCGATCCGAGCCGGGATGACGATTAAGCAGGAAACTGCAGAACGCCTGCTGAAGACCGGACTGGTCAGCTATGAAAGCGACGTGTCTCGCCTGGTTAAAGTGGGGCTAACTCAAGGGCAATTCGATGCCCTGGTGTCGTTCACCTATAACCTCGGCGCCCGGTCTTTGTCGACATCGACCCTTCTGCGAAAACTCAACGCCGAGGATTACGCTGGTGCTGCTGATGAGTTCCTGCGCTGGAATAAAGCTGGTGGAAAAGTCCTGAACGGGCTTACCCGTCGCCGCGAGGCAGAGCGCGCTCTGTTCCTGTCGTGATTGGCGCGCTGGTTAAACGCTACTGGTTGCAGTTGCTGGTTATAGCGGTAATCGGCGTGCTGGCGTTCTTCGTTAACCACTACCGCGACAACGCTATCGCCTACAAAGACCAGCGAGATAAAGCCACCAAGAGTGTCCGCATGGCTAACGACACCATCAAAGACATGCAGGCCCGCCAGAGAGATGTCGCTGCACTGGATGCCAAATACACGAAGGAATTGTCCGATGCGAAAAAAACCATTAACGATCTGCGTCGGGATGTCGATTCTGGCGCTAAACGGCTGCGCATCGCCGCAACCTGCCCTGGAGTGCCAAAAGCCACCTCCTCCACCGGCGTGGATGATGCGGGAGCCCCCGAACTTACTCCAGACGCTCGACGGAATTATTTCGATCACCGGGACGGAATCGCAACCGCTGACAAGATGATTCGCGGCATGCAGGACTACATCAAAGAGCAGTGTCTCAAATAACAGCCTCGCAATAGCGGGGCATTTTTATGCGCACTCGCGTGCGTTCCATAGAGAGCTTTCCGTAGTGTGAGCCTGAGACAGGGCGGTGGATTTCATCGTTCCGCTCTCGGCTGCCCATGTCTACGCGAGCAGGCTCGCACCACAGAAAGGAAATACGATGAAAGGTCATGTATACGCTGTGCAGAACGAGGATTTGGTAAAGATAGGAAGGAGCTTCCGGCCAAACCAGCGAGTAAAAGCAATCCAAACACAGGGCGGGTTTATTTCAGGCAACACATTCATATCCGAAGCATTCCACCTTTACCCAAAGGTTGAGATCGAATGCCATGCAAAACTATCTAAACACAGGGTGGTGGGAGAGTGGTTTCGTATTAGCTTCGATGATGCAGTTAATTGCATAAAAGAAGTCATGAAATCAATTGCCACCCATGAGGCCGAGGAGGCAGCAGAGGCAAAAATTGATGGCATCTCTGAGTTGGCGGACTCTTACTTTTATCAATTGGAACTACTTAATACCATGCGGGCGGGGATGGTAAGTGCTGAATGGCCTGATGAAGCAATAGATTTCGCCTTTGGCTTGGGTTTGAAGCACGCTAAAAGAATTTATGACGAGCTTTTTATGTCTCCCTGCGTAACCGTGGTGGTAGATGACAGAGTATGGATATGTTATCCGCAAGGCTTTCAAGAGCATGATAAAGACGAATATATAGCCAGTTATGATAAGAAATCCATTGCGGAACATATCGGCTGCTCTGAGGATGATGTCCCTGACTGGGATGAATACTCAGTGCTGATTGAATAACAGCACCGCCTGGCCGCATAACCACAAATCTGTGGTTTTTGAGAGCCACTTTCACAACGGCTTTCCATTACAAAGCTCACCTGCTGGTGGGCTTGATAATGGATATCCCCCTGAGCGGATAAATCAATAATAACCCCTGCAACGGATAATGACGGAGCAACAAATGGCAAAAGCCAAATGGCACAGACTTCCGGCATTCACCATTCCGCTGTTTCAAAGTGCGCATGTCTACCTCGCAACAACCAGAGAACAGTTTCAGCACGCTGATAAATTCCTTGGCGGCAGCGGGGATGAGAGGCCGTTTAACTCTGGACTGGCAAGCAACTATGAAAACACCGATACGGGAGAGCGAGTTTACCTGATTGGAGTATTCGATCAGCAGATATCAACTCTCGTTCACGAATGCGCTCACGTATGTTTTTACGTCTGCTCTGATGTGGGCGTAACGACCAAGCCGGAAGACGCAAACGAAACCTACTGCTATCTGCTCGACAGAATGTTTTCGGCATTCCTGCCACATATCAAACAGGATTAACCCATGGAAAAACCGGACTGGGAGGCTATCGAATCGGCTTACCGGGCTGGAGTGCTATCGGTAAGGGAGTTAGCCGGAAAATATGGCATCTCTCACCAGGCCATCAGCAAGAGAGCCAAAAAGGATGGATGGGAGCGAGATCTAAAAGCCAAAGTCCAGGCAAAGGCAGATGCGCTGGTTGCCAAACGTGAGGTTGCCAGGCAGGTTGCCACCGAAAGCACTATTTCAGAGCGGCAACTAATCGAGGCGACGGCAGAGGTGATCGCCACTGTTCGAATGGAACACCGAGGAGATATCCGCCGGGCTCGCGAACTGACCAACACGCTATTCGATGAGTTGGCCGGAGAGTGTGGCGACGTGGCCGCGCTTGAGATGCTCGGTGACCTGATGCGCCGTGAGGACGATAAAGGTCAGGATAAGCTCAACGATCTGTACCACAAAATAATCAGCCTTCCTTCCCGCGTTAAATCCATGAAAGACCTGAGCGACAGTCTTAAGACGCTGATCGGCCTCGAGCGTGAGGCGTACAGCATCGAGAACAAGGCTGAAACGAAAGAGGTCACGCACAACGTCATGCTGGTACCAACCAGCGACAACGTGGACGACTGGGAAGCGGCGGCGCAGAAACAACAGGACGGGGTGCTCGGTGGATGAATTACAAAGCTGTATGGAAGCCACTGCCCGGATCTCAGTCTCTGGCGCTGAGCTGCCCGTGTAACGAAATTCTTTTCGAGGGCACTCGCGGCCCGGGTAAAACTGCCGCGCAGTTAGCCAGGTTCCGACGCAATGTCGGCGTGGGCTATGGCTCGTTCTGGCGCGGCGTCATCTTCGACACCGAATATAAGAACCTTGCCGACATCATCACCCAGTCGAAGCGTATGTTTCGCCTGTTCAACGATGGCGCTCGATACCTGTCATCTGCGAGTGAATTGCGCTGGGTGTGGCCCACAGGCGAAGAGCTTCTCTTTCGCTTCGGCAAAGAGGCGGACGACTACTGGGATTTTCACGGGCAGGAATTCCCGTTTATCGGCTTTAACGAGCTGACTAAGCAGCAGTCCCCGGAATTCTACGAAATGATGTTCTCCTGCCGACGCTCATCGTTCAGGCCGGAAAACTACCCGCTGGAGAATGGGAAGTTACTGAGGCCAATCCCGCTGGAGACGTTCAGCACGACCAACCCGTTCGGCATCGGTCATACCTGGGTGAAGAAGCGCTTCATTGAGCCGGCGCCGCGCGGAACCGTGCAGCGTGACAGGCAAATGGTGTTCAACCCTCAGACAGAACGAGAAGAGGAAATCACGCTGACCCGCGTGGCCATCCACGGCTCGTTCAAAGAGAACCCTTACCTCGACCCGCAGTACATTGCGACCCTGATGGCTATTAAAGACCCTAACCGACGCAAAGCGTGGGTAGAGGGCTCGTGGGATGTTACCAGCGGCGGACGTTTCGACCATCTGTGGAATGCCTCGCATCATGTCATCAAGCCATTCCGCATACCGGATAGCTGGACGGTCGACCGCTCGCATGACTGGGGCGAATCAAAACCGTTTTCCAATCTCTGGTGGGCACGATCCGACGGAACCGCCGCAGAGCTGCCTGATGGTCGCCAGTTCTGCCCGCCAGCCGGGTCGCTGATCCTGATTGGCGAGTGGTATGGCTGTCCACCTGACGAGCTGAACAAAGGGCTCAATATGAGCTCGACAAACGTCGCCAAGGGTGTGGCCTGGATTGATAAGCGGCTGATGGGCGAAGAGCTGCCTGAACCTGAAGAGATAAAACTCAATGGGATAACTCAGGGGCAACTGAACATCATGCCCGGTATCTGCAAAAAGGTTGTGCCGGGCCCAGCTGACGGTGCCATCTACAACACTGGCGATGACGAGCTCTCTATTGCCCAGAAGATGGAATCGCAGGGCGTTAAGTGGGTTCCATCCAACAAGAAGCCGGGATCGCGCGTAAACGGAGCGGCCCTCTTTGCTGACATGCTGGAGGCCGTCCTTGAGGGTAAGAAGCTGGAATCTGGTGTACCTGAGAAACCAGCATTCTACGTCTTCGACTATTGCCGCGGCTGGATAAGCCGTGTTCCGGTGCTCGTTCGCGACAGTAAGAACCCTGATGACGTAGACACTCAGCAGGAAGATCACGACTGGGATGGCACTCGATATGCCGTCCTGCATTCACCGCCGAAGAAAGTCGGCAAAGTCACCAACCTACGGATCTAATCCCATGCCTGATATTTCAACCCCAAATCTGGACTATGGGAACATGGTCGAGGCGTGGGATATCAACGATGCCCTGATGGGCGGCACGCTGTATATGCGCCAGCTGGGCGAGTCCTATCTCCAGCGCTGGCCGAAAGAAAACAAAGAGGACTACAAAAAACGCCTCGCTGTGGCCACGCTTTTGCCCGCCTACGAAGAGACCATTAAGCAAAACATCGGGCGCGTATTTGCCGAGCCCATTAAGCTTGCCGAGAATGTGCCTGATCAGCTGCGAGAGTATGCGAAAAACTTCGACCTTGAGGGGACGCGCCTGGACGTATGGGCGCAGGCATTCTTCGGTCTGGCGATGCAGTATGGACTCTCCCACGCGCTGGTGGATTATCCCAGGGTGGACACCGAAAAGGTGAAAACCAAAGCTGAAGAGAAAGCCACCGGCGCGCGCCCCTATGTCACCATGCTTAATCCACGCCAGGTAATTGGCTGGAAGTCGAAAATGGTGGACGGAAAAGTGGTGCTGACTGCGCTGCGTATCAAAGAGGTTGTGGTCGAAGACGGCGACGACTTCGGGCAGACCAAAGTCGAGCAAATCCGATACCTGACACCCGGAAAGGTGGAAATTTACCGCAAGGCTAAAGATGCTGACGGTGCCGCGACCTGGGCGCTATTCGATGGATGGCAGACATCCCGCCAGGATATCACTCTGGTCACGCTCTACACCAAACGCACCGGGTTTATGTGTGGTTCACCGCCACTGCTCAACATGGCCCTGCTGAACATCAAGCACTGGCAGAGCCAGAGCGAGCAGGACAACATTCTGCACGTCGCCAGGGTGCCGTTGCTCACGGTGTTCGGTTTGGAAGAGGGGCAAGAGCTGATAATTGGCTCGTCTTCAGCTACGTCGTTCACTGATCGGCAAAAGCAGGGTCTGGAATACGTCGAGCATACAGGCTCCTCCATCGGTGCTGGTAAAGAGTCGCTGGCAGAACTTGTGGAGCAGATGCGCCAGGCGGGCGCGAAGTTGCTGCGTACAGAGAACACCTCTACCAAATCGGTAGACCAGACCTCTGAAGAGAAAATGCAGGAGCAGTCACCGCTCTACACCATGGCTACCAGCCTTGAAGATGCGATCGACAACATTCTGCAAATCATGGCCGAGTACATCGGCGAGAAAGATGGTGGCAACGTTGATGTTCGCACTGAGCTGGATGTCGAATCGACCGTATTCAATCCGTCCGCCGCGCTTGCCATCCAGGCACTGCGCCAGGGTGGCGACCTCCGCCGTATCGATGCCATTAAGGCGCTGCAGAAGCTTAACCTGATTGATGCAGACGCAGACCCAGAAAAGGTCCTGGACGAGTTATTGGCTGAATCCTCCTCGCTGGATACCAGAACGATAGGCGAGGTGTGATATGGCACGCACCGTCAATGACCGCCTGCAGGACGAGACCATAGCGCATGGCCTTTATGTGACGCGCTACGGCACCGGCGTCGCCCGGCGCATGGTCGCGTTGCTGAATAGGATGGATGCTGACCTGGCCGCAAAACTGCTGGTGCTGCTGGACGGAAAGCGCGCTGATACCTATAGCGCCCGTCGTCTGGCATCGCTGCTGGCTGGCGTGCGCGACCTGAATCAGCAGGCCTATGAACCGGTTAATGCTGCGCTGGCGCGTGAACTTACGCGCTACGCTGATTATGAGACCGGGTATCAGTTTGACCTGTTCAGCAGCCTCATTCCCGGCCAGGTGCTTAAGCACGTCCCGCTGCAAAGCATTGCTCCAGAGCAGGTCTACGCCTCTGCGGTGGCGCAGCCGTTTCAGGGGCGCCTGCTGAAGGAGTGGGGCCAGAAACTCGAGTCGGATAGGCTCGACAAAATCACCAATGCTGTGCGCTCCGGCTTCCTCCAGGGCGAAACGGTAGAGCAGATTGTCCGGCGCGTTGCAGGCACGCCAAAACTTAACCGTGAAGACGGGGTGATTAATGCATCCCGGCGCGACCTGGCTGTGGTGACCCGCACCGCGGTGAATCACATGGCCGCTACGGCGCGTCAGGAGTTCGCCCAGTCCAACAGCGATATCGTGAAGGCCAAACAGTGGTCTTCGACTCTGGACACCCACACCAGCCAGTGGTGCATCATCCGCGACCGCAAACTCTACTCGCTCGATGGCAAGCCGCTGGGCCATGCAATTCCGTATCTGCGCGGACCCGGAAAAATCCATTTTTGCTGCCGCTCCTGCGAAATCCTGATCACTAAATCGTGGGAGGAAATGCAAATAGCCTCAGGCGAGCTGAGCAAAGCCACGCGCGCCTCAATGGACGGACAGGTGCCAGCGCATACCAGCTATGCCGAATGGCTTGCGAGGCAGCCTTACGCGCGGCAGGAGCAGGTGCTGGGCGTTACTCGCGCGCAGATGCTGCGAGACGGCAAAATCACCGTGCCGGAGATGTTCAACGATGCCGGGGAGTTCCTTACCCTGGACGAGCTACGCCGCGTGGATGCGTCGGCGTTCCAGTAACACAAACCCCATCAACATCAGGCTGCCTCCGGGCAGCTTTTTTTATGCCTGCCGCTGAGCGGATGCGACGCGGTGACCGGGTCGGATGACCTATTACCAATGGCCGGAAGGCTGGAGCAAAAACAATGAAACTGAAACTTGATGCTAACGGAAATGTGGTCGTTGAAAACGGTATGCCTGTGTACGTCCATGATGATGGCAAAGAGATCCCGTTCGATGCGGTCGCAGCGATGACCAAAATCACCTCCCTGAATGGTGAGGCGAAAACTCACCGCGAAGCGAAGGAAGCGGCGGAAGCCAATCTCGCGAAATTCTCTGGCATCACCGACCCGGCCAAGGCGCTCGAAGCCCTGGAGATGATGACCAAAATCGACCAGAAAAAACTGATCGATGCTGGTGCCGTTGACCAGGTAAAGGCGGAGATCACCAAAGTTTTCCAACAGCAGCTGGACGAGGCGAACGGCAAGACCAAGCAGCTGGAAACTCAACTCTACGACGAGATGATCGGCGGCCGCTTCGGTGGCTCTAAGTTCATTTCCGAGAAGATGGCGATCCCGACTGAGTTCGTGCGTTCCTACTTCGGTCAGAACTTCAAAATCGAAGAAGGGAAGGTTGTGGCCTACGACGGCCAGGGCAACAAGGTGTTCTCACGCACCAAGCCCGGCGAGTTAGCCAGCTTTGATGAAGCCCTGGAGTCTCTGGTCGAGTCGCATCCGCAGAAAGATTACATCCTCAAAGCGTCCGGTAATAGCGGCGGCGGTTCTCACCAGTCGCAGCACCAGGCCGGGCAAAAAACCATGAAACGCGGTGCGTTTGATTCCCTGGATAACGCTGGCAAGCAAGCAGCGCTGAAAGACGGCGTCAGCATCGTCGATTAATCGAGCCACGCCCATGTTTTTCTGGTTTTTATGCTGTGAATAGCTCTGGTTGATACTGAGTACATATCAGCTAATTCTCGCAATGTGTGGGAGTCTATAAGTTTCCTGATCTCCCGCACTTGCTCAACAGTTAGCTTGTGATTCCATTGAGCCTCGCCTCTATTTGATGTGCCGTGCAGGACTCTGTCGCCCTGATTTTCCTCTGGGGTTGCCCAGTAAAGGTGTCGTGGATTAACACATCCTTCATGTCCTTTACCACAACTGTGAGCAGATTCATGGCGTTGGGTTGGTGGCTCACCATGGGCAGCGATACACATTGCCCTTGAGGCGGTTATTAGCCGCTCAGTTCCTGATTCATGAATGCGCCCGTAGCCGTCTTTTTTATCTCGGTGGAAAGGCCAGATTAAACATTCATCAGAATCATAATCTTTATGCGTTTCAATAAAGTCTTTTGCAGGTGATGGAGTCTGTTTAACAACCAAAGGGTCTCCAGATCGTTTAACTCGCAGATAGTGCATTGAGCAATATCCACGTTTACCGCCATTAGTACGGTTCGCGCTTCTTTCGCAGTCCTCAACCAAACATTTTTTAAATTCAAAAGGTTTTGCGATCTTTTTGTACGTCATCGCATCACCATAAATTCGGATGCGCTGGTAATGGGCCGAGCAATATCCTTTTTTACCATGCGCCTTTGAATCAGCATCGCGATCACAGCCATCAATCAGACATTTTTTCAATTTGGATTACCATTTATAACAGATGTAATCCCTAGCTTATCCTTGGAAGAGGTGCGGCGCAAGCTCTGGATAGAGCAAATATCAATCCATTGAATCATAAGGACAATCTAGTGAATACTCTCACAAATTTAATCCCGACCATCTATACCGCGCTGGACGTAGTGTCCCGCGAGCAAACTGGTTTTATTCCTGCGGTGGCGCGTGACGCGAAAGCGGATGCTGCTGCAAAAGACCAGACCGTACGTGCGCCAGTCGCACCTGCAGCCACCACTGAAGATATTGTCCCTGGTCCTTCAGCGCCTAATTCTGGCGACCAGACCATCGGTGGTGTGGATGTCAAAATCACCAAATCCAAAATGGCCCCGGTGAAATGGAATGGTGAAGAGCAATTGGCTCTGGGCCCGGCTGGTACCTACAACACCATCCTGGCTGACCAGTTCAAGCAGGCTTTCCGTGCGCTGGCGAACGAAGTGGATGCAGACCTCGCTGCGCTGTACCTCAACTCCTCCCGCGCTGTTGGCGCGCCGAAGAATACCCCGTTCAGCATCAAAGACGATCTGACTGATGCTGCGTTGGCGCGTCAAATCCTGACCGATAACGGTGCGCCGACTACCGATTTGCGTATGGTGCTGGGTGGCGAAGCGATGGCATCCATCCGTGGTAAGCAGGCTGTCCTCTTCAAAGCGAACGAAGCGGGAACCGACCAGCTGCTGCGTGAAGGTGTTATCGGTCGCATCATGGGCTTCAACCTCCACGAATCCTTCAGCATCAAGCGCACCGCGAAAAGCGCTGCTGCTGGCTATAAGGTCAATGGCGCGAAGAAAGAGGGCGATATCATCATCGCTATCTCTGCCGGCACCGGCGGTATTGCTGCAGGGACTGCGGTGAAGTTTGCCGGTGATGACAATCAGTATCTGGTCGTTGCGGCTACGTCTTCCACTATCACTATTAGCGCACCTGGCCTCCGTCAGGATCTGGCAGATCAGGCTGATGTCAGCGTGTTGAGCGAATTCGTTCCGAACATGGCGTTTGACCGCGGGGCATTCCTGCTGGCCAGTCGTACCCCGGCGATGCCTGAAGGTGGCGATACTGCTGATGACGTCATGAATGTGACCGACCCGGTATCTGGCATCACCTTCCAGGTGGCGCTGTACCGCCAGTACCGTCAGGTGCGTTATGAAGTGGGTCTGGCGTGGGGCGTGGCTGCTGTGGCGCCACGTCATTCCGCCATCATCATGGGTTAACCCAGGGGGCTTCGGCCCCTTTGTTTTTCAGGAGGCCCAATGGCCGGATTAACCAAAGAGCAGCGCGCTCAGCGTGAAGCGGAAAAGCAGCAGGAACAGCAGGGTAATGAGCTGGTGGTCATGGTTCGTGACACTCCAGAATTCCCTGGCGGCCCGTTAATCGCTGATGTTCATCCTGACGAAGTAGACAACTGGCTGGCGCTGGACTGGCGTCTGGAGGGATAGCCATGCTGGTTGCCGATCCACATTCACCGGGCTTCAACACTTACGCCAGCGTTGCTGACCTGCGTGCGTTCGCGGCGGGGCGCGGCTACACCGTGCCTGCCGATGACGACGAGTGCGGCATGTTGTTGATGCAGGCGATGGACTTTCTGGAAGGGAAGGCCTGGTGCGGTCAGCGCTTCAGCACATCTCAGCCGCTGTCGTGGCCGCGCTCCGGCGTGCGCTTTGATGGCATTGACCTGCCGGATGACACCATCCCGCAGCGCCTCGTTGACGCACAGTGCCGCCTGGCTATCGAGTCGCAGGAGATTGACCTCACGCCGTCGGTCTCCGGTGGCGGCGCGGTCATAGCTGAGAGCGTACAGGGGGCGGTCTCTGTGCAGTACGAGCCGGGAACGAATAAGGCTACTCCATCATTCCCCTGGTTCTATTCCTCGCTGCGCGGGCTTGTGGTGGGCGGCAACCAGGTCCGGATCGAAAGGGGGTAGCATGGCAATCGACTATCGCCGCATGCGCGCTACGGCAACGCGGCTACTGACGGAGAACGGCAAAGCCTACCAACTGACTCGCGGCGGAACCACCACCCGCGATCAGTACGGGAAAGAGGTTATCACCGAGCCTATTACAGCGACCGTTACCGGCGTTATCACCGAATACTCAACTCGTGAAATCGACGGCTCTCTGATTGCTACAGGCGATAAGAAGCTAGCGGCCACGTTTGAAACTGAGGTGCGCATCGGTGACATCATTGATATCGACGGCCAAAAGTGGCGCGTGGTACAGCCGAATCCGGTTAAGCCGGCAGACGTGTTGATCTCCTATAACATCCAGCTAAGGACCTGATATGACCAGTTCCGTAAATCAGCCGTTCCTGGCTGCTATTCAGCTGTTCGTTGATGGCTCAAAGCAGGAGATTGACGAGGCGGTGCGCCGGACGGGTATCAAAATCCTGGGTAGATTGGTGGAGATGTCACCAGTCGGGCAGCCGGAGACCTGGCAAGTGAACCAAACGGCCTCTGCTTATAATACTGCAGTGCGTGAACATAATGCTGCCCTTCGCGATGATCCTGCCAACCTGACCAAATCGGGACGACTAAAGCGCGGTTTGCGTGTAAACGACTCGATGGACATCAAAAAGCCAGATGGTTATGTCGGCGGGCGATTCAAAAATAACTGGTATGTGGGCCTCGACAGCCAGCCTACAGAGACGAACGATACCCCAGATGCTTCCGGGCAGGGTTCCAACTCCCGCGGGCTGGCGGTGCTCGAAGTGTTCCGGGTGGGGCAGGTGAACTCGATTTACTTCACCAATAACCTGCCATATGCCCCGGCGCTGGAGAATGGTCATTCGAATCAGGCGCCCGGCGGCATGGTCGGACTGACCGCACTGGATGCTGCCCAATATTTCCGTGAGGCAATGAGCGAGGTACGCAATGGTCGGTGATCAGTCCATGCGAATAGCTGACCTGCTGGAGAGTCGGGTAGCCATAATCTCGGCCTCTCTCGGCTTGCCGATCGCATGGCCGAATATCGTATTTGATCCACCGGATGCGCCATACGCCCGTGTTTATGTTTTACCTGCACAAACTGTAGGTCAGGACATAGAAGGTCTGATGCGTACCTATCAGGGGATCTTGCAGGTAAACATCATTACTCCCGCAGGCTCAGGCGTGAGCCAGGCAAGAGGGCTGGCCCAGTCGGTGGCAGATGCATTCCCTGAAGGACTGCCGCTGGTGGACGGTAATCTGACGGTTTACATCAACGGGCCGCCGCAGGTGAGACAACCCATCCAGGACCGGCCAACCTCGGCGCCCAACGGGTCCAGTGGCTCAATAACCTACACCATTCCCGTCAGCATGCAGTACCGCGCTGACTACTGACCCGCCTGCCGGCGGGTTTTTTATTACCTAAATTCAGGAGAGTGCTATGGCATTCGCAATCCCTAACGGCTCGCGTGTGAACGTGGCCAAGGCCTATAAAGCCCCAATCACCTTTACCGCAGCCTCTAACGCGACGGAATGCGAACTGACCGTTGCATCGGCCTCCGGCATTCTGGCCGGTGACGTAGTTCAGGTGAGTTCCGGTTGGTTAAAGCTCGATAACATGGTGCTGCGCGTAAAATCGGTGACCAGTAATAAAATCGTGCTGGAAGCATTCGATACTACCGACACCACCAAATTCCCGGCAGGCACTGGCGCGGGCACACTGCGCAAAATCGACTCATGGATCACCATGCCTCAGGTGATGACACTATCAACTGAAGGTGGTGACCAGCAGACCATCAGCGTGCAGTTCCTGGAAGATGACAAAGCGCGAACCATCCCAACGTTTAAAAACGCGGTGGTTCAGGTTTACACCTTTGCACACGACCCTCAACTGGCGATCTACAAACGCCTCATTGACCTGGATGACTCCAGCGACACAACAGCGGTCTGGTTCCGTAACCCACGCGGCAAAGCCGATCGTTTCTACTCAGCCAGAGTATCGTTCCAGCGCGTACCGCGCACGGAAATCAACGCCGTGGAAAGTAACGAGGCGCGCATGAACTTCGAATCGGACATGCAGATTTACCCGATCGCCGATTCATCCGTGACGCCGCTGGCGTTCCTGACCGACCTGCCGGCCACCAAATCGGTTGCCACAGGCACAGCGCTGGATCTGGCGGTGGTAATGAAGGGCGGCTCAGCACCTTACACCTACGTTTGGAAGAAAGGCAGCACCGCTATTCCGGGCAAAACCGCATCGACGTTCAACATTTCGTCTGTCGCATCCGGTGATGCTGGCGTTTACACCTGTGAAGTCACCGACGCCGCGGGCAAAACCATCACCTCGGCTGCGTGTACTGTCACGATCAGCTAACCAATCAGGCCCGGTACGCCGGGCTTTTTTATGCGCATCGCACGCGCACATCAAAGAAAGTCTTTCAGCTGTGAGCCTGGGCAAACCGTTAACTTTCGGCGGATTTGCCGTGCGACAGGCTCACGCCTAAAAGGAAATAAATCATGGGTCAGAAAATCATTACGTTGTCCGGCGCTGCGACGGATGTTCTTTATTCGCTGTTTTTCCGTGGCGCGCTTCAGTCTGGTGACCTGCCAGCTAAATCTGGCGCTGCTGAGCTTCGGGAACTGGGATTCGCTGAAACACGCCATACCGCGACGGAGTATCAAAAGGAAAACTATTTCACCTTCCTGACCGCTGAAGGGCAGGAGTATGCCATTAAGCACCTGGCAGACACCCGCTTTGGTAAGCCGGTTGATAAGCAGTATTGCAGCGCAATCACCATTGGCGTTGAGCTGGACACTTCAGACGTACAAAAAACTATTGATGAGCTGGACGACAAAATCCGTAACAGCGATGCATTCAAAGTCCTGAAAGATGGCTGGTCTTTCGAAAAGAGCGGGGTGCTGATTATTAATAACGGCGAGGTGTTCGTTACCGATGCGAAGATCGACGATGCCGTATTGTCTAAGAGCTACATCGTTAAATTAAACGTCGCCGGCAAAGGCAAGCCGCACGAAGCTGGCATGACCCTCGGTGTTGAAGGTGAGCATAGCAAGGTTGAGTTTCTGGCCGATCGCTTTAAGGTACATGAAGCCGCTTCATCCATAATCGAGAACGCCGTCGCAACAAGCGCGAAGACGAAGATTAGGCTTGGCGATGAAATGAAGCAGGCCGTCATTGATGCCGTGCGTGAAAGCGATTTGTTCGCATCCCTCCAGGCAAATATTGATGCGCAAACAGCGTCAGTAGCTGGCCTGCAACAGGCGATGAACGAAGCGGTCACCAATGCTATTAAAAACGCGCTGAAGCCCGGTGGCCTGCTTTACAACCGTTAACCTCCCATCACGCACTCGAATACTCGACCCGCTCCGGCGGGTTTTTCATTTTCTAAGGAACCGAAATTTCTAAGGAACCGAAATGACCAAATTTTCACTGATCCCCAACCCTACGTTTTCCGTTACCGCCAGTATCCCACGCGCCGGTGCCGAAGACGGCAAGCTGACGTTTACTTTCCGCCATAAGACGCTGGAAGAGCTGCGCTCCATGGACGAGAAGCTGCAAAAGGCCGCTGAAGGTAAAAAGACTGCCATCGAGCCCCAGGCCGACTACCTAATGGAAATTGTCGAGGGCTGGGCACTGCCCGATGATTTCAACCGCGAAAACGTTATTGTCCTTCTGCGGAACTATCCACGCGCGTTCGACAGCATCGGTCTGGCATACACCAAAGAGCTGATGGGTATCCGCGAAAAAAACTGAGGCAGGTCGCCGCAGCATTGTATACGCCGGGACCGACGCTCGCGGAGCTGAGCGCTTTTGGTTTGACGCCTGAGGACGTGGAGGAGGAGATGGGGATCCTGCCCTCGGTGTGGAGGCCCTTCACCATCTTCTCTTCCCTGGCGACCCAGTGGCGAGTCGGCGCGAGCGGGGCGACCGGCCTTGATTACAACGTTCTCCCCTGGATGTTCGAGTTACACGGGGTTGAGGATGCGGCGGCCTGCATGGCTGACCTTCAAATTATGGAAAGCGAAGCTCTCAAGGTAATGCATAAGGAGACGAAATAATGACAGACCAGATCGCCTCGATTACTTTGCGGGCCGATGTTTCTGACCTGAAAACAGCCAGCAACGAACTGGATAAACTCGGCCAGGCGGCGGCCGGTGCCGTAGATAAAGCAGATGATCTGAATAGCGTGTTTCGCGCTGGCGCAGAATCTGCGAAGCAAGGCAGCGAAGGACTCAAGGAGCAGCAGAACGCGCTCAAAGGGCTGCTGGAGAATATCGACCCGGTTACCAAGGCCTTAAACCGCCTGGATGAGCAGCAAGAATCGCTGCGGAAATTCCAGGCCAAAGGTTTCCTGGATACCGATACCTTCCAGGCTTACAACAAAATCCTGGATGACACCCGCCTTAAGCTGACCGACACCGGAGAAGCCGCGGCGCGTGCTCAGGCCGAATTAGCCGCTACCCAGGCGGCAGAGAAGCAGTCCGCAGCGTTAAAGAACCTTCTTGGATCCATCGACCCGACTATCCGCGCGTTCAATTCATTGGATGAACAGCACGCACAGCTGGTGGCCCATTTCGAAGCAGGGCGCATTAACGGCGCTCAGTTCGAGCACTTCAACACAATCCTTAACCAGACGCGTGAGCGCCTCTCTGGTGTCGCAGACGTACTACCAGAAGCGCTATCCAGGCAGGAAGCTGCTGCCCGGCGCGCTGGAATCTCCGTTGGTCAGTACAGCGCAGCAATGCGCACGCTGCCGGCGCAATTCACCGATATCGCCACGCAGCTGGCTGGCGGTCAGTCGCCGTTCCTGATCCTGCTGCAACAGGGCGGGCAGATTAAAGACCAGTTCGGTGGAGTCAAGGGCGCGCTGACTGGTGTAGGCGATTATTTACGCACCCTGATTGGTTTCATTAATCCGGTGACAGTAGGGATTGGCGGCTTAGTGGTTGGCCTTGGGGCAATAGCTGTAGCTTGGTACAAAGGCAGCCAAGAAGCCGGAGAGTTTAATAAGCAGCTCATATTAACCGGAAATTATTCTGCTAAATCAGCGAGCCAACTGACAGACCTGGCCCAAAAAATTGGTGGTTCAAGCGGTAAAGTTGCCGCAGCTGCTCGTACGCTCGCAGAGGTGGTTGGGGCCGGTACGTTTAAAACCGAACAGCTCGAAACAGTCACAAGAGCGGCGTTGGCTATGCAGGAGGCCACTGGCCAGTCTGTAGATACCACTATTAAGAACTTCCAAAAACTATATGCCAGCCCAACCAAGGCAGCAGAAGATCTTAATTCGACCCTTCACTTTCTGACATCTTCGCAATACGACTACATATCGTCACTGGAGCGTCGCGGTGAAAAAGAGGACGCAGCGGAAGCGGCAGCCAAAGCCTACAGCCAGGCTGAGCAGAAGCGAAGTCAGCAAATCCTCGACAATATGGGGTTAATCGAGAGGGCTGCTGGTAGTGTCAGTAAAGCTCTCAAGGGGATGTGGGACGAGCTTCTGAATATCGGTCGCCCTGACGCTCCAAATGATATGCTTCGAAAAATGCAGGCAGAGCTGGCTGAACGAGAAAAGGCACTGCTTCCAGAAAGGCAGCGCCAAGGCTATGGGTACAGCTATGATACGAGCAGTAATGATCAGGAGTATGACGCTCGTAGGAAAGCACAATTATCTGCGATAAGCGCTTTGAAGGCTCAGATAGGGCCACTTCAGCAAGCCGCACAGCTTCAGGAAGATATCAATGTTTCTGTTCAAAAAGGTATAGAGGTTGATAATAAGCGCACCGATGCGCTGATTTATAGAAACCGTATCCTCGAGCAATCTGCCACCTGGCAAGAGAAACGCAGTAAAGCCCTTTCTGAATTATGGAAAAATGTCGCACTCGCTCCTGATAAATGGAGTGATCAACAACGCCAACAGGCAGTTGACGCGATAAACAAGCAGTTTCACCCAAATAAAACGCCCAAAACCCCAGCCGTTAAGGTGTCTGCAGGTGATCGCTCAACCGACACTTACAATGCTGAGACTTTAGCTCTGCAAGCGCAGCTAAAAACGCTTCAAGAACATCGTGATATTAACGATGTAATCAGTCAGCAACGTAAGCAGCAATGGGAACTGATATCCAAAATCAGTATTCTCGAGGCAACGGCAAATGATCCAAAAGGCCGTGCGCTTACCATTGATGAGAAGTCACTGCTCGCCAATAAGGATAAACTTCTCGCGCAGGCTGATATTAATGCAGCATTGGGCGATCAGATTGCAAGGCAGCAGAAACTGAATTCTCTTGCCGATCAGGCGACCAAATTTGCTCAGCAGCAGGCAGCTAAGCAAGCAGAAATTGATGCGGCAGCTGCAGGGACTTCAACCAGGGAGGCTGAGCGGGCGGCAACACGTCAGCGTTTGTCTGAGACCTATGCCTTCAATCCTGACGCGCAAAAAAAAGTTTTGGCTCAGCAGGAAGAGACATACCGGAAGGAAGACGAACTTCGCAGTAACTGGCAGGCTGGAGCAAAGCGCGGATGGGCTGATTATGCGGATTCTGCAACTAACACATTCGAAGCAATGCGTAACGTTGCTGGATCCACCTTCAGTGGCCTTTCCGACATGCTGACCAGTTTGGTCACAACTGGAACTGCCAGCCTCAAAGAATTCGGCAAATCGATGCTGAAGATGATTGTTGAGGTGACAAACAGGCTGATGGTCGCCTATGCGGTGCAGGCTGCGATGGGCTGGATAGGTGGTGGTAGTAGCGGTGGCAGCACGCCTGGCGGAGCATATGCAAACGCAGCTGCTGGGGTAACCTTCAATGCCAAAGGCGGGGTTTATGACTCCCCAGGCCTCAGTAAGTATGTAAACGGTGTTTACGATACTCCTCAGTATTTCACCTTCCAGGGGGCATCGAAGTTTGCGAAAGGCGGTGTTTTCGCAGAGGCTGGTGAAGAAGCTATCATGCCGCTAACCCGGGATTCAGCAGGGCGATTGGGTGTACGTGCCCAAGGAGGTGGAGGTATTGCTCCTGTAATTAATACCGTCATTAATGTTGAGGCTAATGGTAATGTATCAACCAGCACATCGTCGGATGGTGATGCAATGGCGCGTGCTTTAGCCAAGCAGATCAATGATCAGGCAAAAATGATAGTGCTCAATGAGCTTAAGCCTGCTGGCGCTATCTACAACTACATTAACAAGCGATAATTGAGAGGTTTTAATGGACTTAAAAGTTGACGGCATCAATGTTTATGATGATGAGGAAGGAAAGATTGTTTCAGTAACCGTGCATGTAATGAGGGATGAATATCGAAGTCATGCAACGACATACGTTGAGCTCCCGTATTCTGATGCGCTGACAATCCATGAAATTCACACGCAGGCGCTCAATGCCGCCAAAGAGAAACTTAAGCTGATCGCAAGCAGCATCTGATCGTTACATTCTCATATCCCCTGGTTATTATTAGAAAAAATATGATAGTCAGGGGATGATTGTGAAAAAAATTATTTGCTTAAGCTTAGCCTGCATCGCACTTGCTGCGTGTAAACCTTCAGAGGAAAAAGCACTTCAACTTGGGCAGCAAGAAATTGCAAATGGGTTGATGGACCCGGATAGCGCCAAGTTCAAAATGGTTAGGTTCAACATGGACAAGAACCAGGAGTCCGGGGATGTTGTCAGTGGTTTCGTATGTGGCAGAGTCGCTGGCAAAAATGGGTTTGGTGCGTATGTTGGATATCATCCTTTTTATGTTCATCTAAAGATGACCTCGAAAGGGATGTTTTCGAAAGGCGTGAGTTATGAAGTTGGAGAAAAAGCTATTTATCCCGATGGAAGAGATGAATCGTGGATAGATCTCGACGGAAACTCTTATGCCAGCCGCTGCGGCCCAACCCCTTCGGAGTAATTTGTTTATGGATAATTACTTTGATGATCCTTTGATCGAACCCGCAATCGAGTGGGTTGTTATCAATCAGAAGGTTTCCATATCGGGCATTCAGCGAAATTTTCGAATAGGGTACAACCGGGCAGGACAACTTGTTGAACTAATGGAAAATATCGGCCTTGTATCACCTCAAGGATTTGATGGTAATCGCACAGTGCTCTGCGCAGAACTTGAAATTGGGCTTTCGTTATTCAGGCAATATAAAGATGCTGTTGATGAAGAGCCTGATATGACAAACGTAATTTTATTTCCTGGTAAGAAATGAACCCAGGCCACGCCTAGGCAACCAAACAGTATTACAGCCTCGCATACGCGGGGCTTTTTTACATCTATAGCTGAGAGGTAGGCGAAACGGACGGCGAGGTGAGCGAGCAGCAGAAGTAGCCCACTCAGGTGGGCTAACTAGTGATACAAATCTGTATCATGAACTTATTTTTTTTTAATGCTATCAGATACTTTACTAAGGCTTGGATAATCAGCTTTTTTAACAACTTGCTGATAGACGCCATGCAATAGCGTCTGGCTCTGAATTAGATCCACCTCGGCGTAAACAGCGGTAGCTAAAACAGAGCCATCACCTTTGTTCAAAACAAGGTCGCCATAGTTTTTATTCAAAGCTTTAAGCGTGACCTGGAATAGATCGGTGAAATACTGCTTAAAGGTCATTTCATCTTCATATCCATACAAAACAAAGCTGCCTTGTTGGGGGTCGATGAGAGGGTCGAAAGTAACAATGCACCCAGCCGGGAAGCTAAAACCTCCAGATCCACTCATTGATTCACCAACAATCTTAAGAGCGAAAGCACTATCACTGACAGTCACACTGCATGGGTGAAATGCAGTCGCAGATTTTAAAGCTTCATCAAGTCGATCAGCAAACGGACCCATTGTTAAGAGCGGAATTTGCCGTAGTGAAGTATACGGGATGAAATTTCTTAGATTAGGCTCCTGACCATCCCCGGAAGCCAGCCAGCCCGGGGTTGTTCCAAGTGCTGATGCCAGTCTCAACAAAACAGCATCTCGCGGCTTAGATTCACCACCTTCGTATGCGGCAATTTGGCGCTGCACAATGCCAACTTGTTTAGCAAGCTCTGTTTGAGTCAGGCCCAGGGATTTTCTCAGCGTGGAGACCCGCTCATGAAACAGGGAGTCAAAGTTCACAATTTCACCATTAAAGAGATGTTGACATATGAATAATTCATATTAATATCTCTACAAGTTCATATGAGTTTTTATGTAGAGAAAGCTAGAGGAGTTCATAATGTCTGAAAACATTTCCACTATCAAGCCGCGCCAGGTTCGTTTTGTAGAGAAGGTGGATTCTCACATCCGTGAGTCTGCCAAACGCTGTCACCGCTCAATTCAGGCTGAGATTGCATATCGAATGGAGTTATTGATGAAACTTGAGGAGAAGGGTGATGTTGTCATCCAGTAAAAGCAGCGAAGCCCAGAAGTGCACTAACACTCTGGGCCTCTTATCGAACAAATCCGACAAGGAATCTATCGACATGACAAGTTTAACACTGACCCAACAGAACTGCACTATCAACGTTCCGTTTCACGGTGCTGAGCTGTATGTCGTGAACCATAACGGTGAGGCGTACACACCAATGCGCCCGATCATCGATGGTATGGGTATGGATTGGGCATCACAGTTCACAAAGCTGAAATCACGTTTTGCTAAAGGGGTTGTGGAAATCACAATACCCACCTCAGGCGGTATTCAGAAGATGCTATGCCTAGCCCTCCGCAAGCTGGCGGCTTGGCTGAACACCATCAGCCCGAACAAGGTTAAGCCTGAGATCCGCGAGCGCGTCATTCGCTACCAGGAAGAGTGTGACGATGTGCTCTACGAATACTGGACCAAAGGCCAGGCAATTAACCCACGCAAGACCAGCACCGACGAGCGCACTCCGTTACGCGACGCAATCAACATGCTGGTGGGTAAACGCGGCATCATGTACCCGGAAGCGTATAGCTATGTACACCAGCGCTTTAATGTCTCTCATATCGACGAATTGCCAGCGGAAGAACTGCCGGTGGTCATTGAGTATGTTCATCGCCTGGCTCTCGAAGGTGAATTGATGCCACGTGAAACATTACCGACGCCAACTTCCCGGCAATTCACCGATGAGGAACTTTGCTCTCTGGCTTATCTGTGGCGTTCTGCCGCGGTTATGTATGAGGCGTGTCGTGAGGTTCACCCCTTGCTGCTGGTGGCTGAGCACCGTCTGGTTCCACGCTTTAGCTCCATTGGTACTAATTACAGCAGGGGTATCAACAAAGCTCGCGAAATTCTTAAGCGGGAAACTAACCACATAACAGAACAACCATGGGGAGACAGTGACTGGAAAAACGTCTTCTCATACGGGAAAGGAATTTTGCAGTGATGCAAATAGAAAAGCCGACAGTTACGAGCTGCCGGCTTCCATTGAAACTTGTCAGAAGGATCCAACTAATGACGTCATTAAATTTAGCAGTTCATGAGCCAAATGTCGATCCCCAGCCGCTGCCGGTTATCGAATGGAAGGGATTGCGTGCAGTAACTACTGAAACGCTGGCGACTGGTTACGGATGCGATGAGAAAAGCATCCGTATGAATCTCTCTCGAAATCTGGACCGCTTCGAGGAAGGTAAACATTACTTCCTTTTAACCGGTTCAGAATTAAAGGAATTTAAGAACAGAGTATCTGATAGTGGCTCTGTTGGTAAAAATGCTAGATCCCTAACGCTGTGGACAGAGAAGGGAGCGGCCCGCATGTCCAAAATCGTAGACTCTGACGAGGCCTGGACTTTCTTCGAACGTCTGGAGGACTCGTATTTCCGTCCAGTCGCCTCTGCTGGGATTCCACTTACCTATGAAGCAGCACTGGAAGATCTGCTGTCAAAGGTAAAGGAAAACCGCATCATCACAGAGCAGCGTGATCGGGCAGTAAAACAGAAGCTTTGGATCTCTGAAAAACGTGAAGTGACAGCGATGGCCACAGCATCGGCAGCTGTCCGTGCCAAGAATAAATTGGCTGAGCGGGTAGGGGAAGGAAAGAACTACGCCGCCATTATCCCGGTAGAAAAGAAGTTGGGCCAGAAATTCAAATGGCAGCCACTTCGTAAGTGGTGTCGGGAAAACGATGCTATACCGCATGATGTTGAAGATCCGCGCTTCGGTTCCGTTAAATCGTGGCCACGCGCAGCATGGCTGGCTGTATATGGCGTAGATTTGCGCAAGATATTTTAATCAGCCGAATTCTCGGCCAATCTCATGAAAATTCAGGAGACCCCAAACCCGCTTAACTGCGGGTTTTCTCGTTGCGCCGATCCCTGCTACTCTTTTGGCACATTTATCAAAGGGGATAGGGATATGAAGAAAGTTCTTGTTGTTTTGTTGGTGTCACTTTTCTCACTGACCGCAACGGCAGCAAACAAGCCATGCTCGGGTAAGAAAGGCGGGGTATCGCATTGCTCGGGTGAAAAGTTTGTTTGCAATGATGGTTCTATCAGCAAGTCTAAGAAGGTTTGTCAGAAATAGCCGTCGATAGATCGAACTCATTATCAAAATCAAACCCGCTTCGGCGGGTTTTTTTATGGAGTAAATATGGCAGTTGAAACATATAACTGGCGCTCTCAACTCGGGGCTGGAGCGATTGAATACAGCCAGACCGTAAGATCAGCACAGTTCGGCGATGGCTATGAGCAAGTAGCCGAAAACGGCATTAACTCCACTGCTATTCAGGTACCGATGAAGCACACCGGTGCAGAGGCGGAAGTTAACGCAGTGCGAGACTTTCTGTTGGCCCATACGGTTAAGGCTTTCATCATTACACCTCCAGGGGAAGAGAAGGGGCTTTATCGCGTCGTTGCTGATTCTGTACGTAAAAACCAGATAAGCAGTCGGTTTGCGGAATTAACCTTCACTATCAAACGGGCTTACGGAGTGTACGCATAATGGCATTAGTCGATCAGGCGGCGATGCTGGCACCAGGTGGCAGAGTACGCCTGGTTGAAGTTGACGCCTCAGAGTTTAGTGGCGGCATTCACCGCTTTCATTACGCCCCGTTCCCGCATACGCCGGAGGAGATAACCAACTCAGCTAACCAGGTATTGTCAAAAGCTGAGATATCAGCAGCAACTCTTACCAGAATGACCAGGCAGGACACGAGCAATGGCGTAATTCTCACCAGTAACGCGGCTGACTCCAACTTCACTCTGACAACTAATTTCCCTGGCTCTAAATACACCAAGATCAAGATTATTGCGCGGTGGGTTACGCCACCTGTCACTGCCGATACCTCATACCAGATTTATTATGCAACCACTAATCACGGCATCTCATGGACGTACAATAAGAACGGCACGCGCAGCAGCGTAACGCGCGATCTTGGTGATGGATGGGTGGCGCTTGAGTTCGACATGGCTAACCTTAGCGGGACAGGGGGCACCGACTGGGTGGATAGTACGATCATTCGCATCAGGGTAGATCTGTGGCAGAACGCTACCGGTTCAATCGAGGTGAAGAAAGTCAACTTGATGAACGTCAATCCGGACGATATGGATGAAAGTAAACTCGGGCCGAAGCCAATCATCTACGGCGGAAAGTCTTATGAGTTCTGGCCATTTCAGTTAACTGGTTTGGAGCTATCGACGGATCAGGCGGCAGAGCCAACGCTCAGTGCTTCTAACCTCGACGGGCATATCACAGCATTATGTCTCCAGTTCAAAGACATGGTCAATGCGAAGGTCAGTGTTATTGATACCTATGCCGTTTACCTCGATGCCGTAAACTTCCCCGATAGCGTTAACCCGACGGCTGATCCCACGGCGTATACCTTGCAGACATTCTGGATGGATACCAAATCATCAGAGGATGACGAGGTTGTGACGTGGTCGCTCAGTAGCCCGGCAGACCTACAGGGGCTTGTCATCCCGACCAGGCAAATCACGTCACTGTGTGAATGGGCGCTGCGTGGACAATACCGTAGCGGCGACGGATGCACCTACAACGGCACGGCGTATTTCGATGCGAAAGGTAATGCTGTAGCCGACCCGGCGCTGGATGTGTGCGGCGGATGCCTGAGTGACTGCCGTAAACGATTTGGCGCCGGCCTGGCAGATCCTAACGCGGCAATTCTCGACTTTGGCGGCTTTCCGGCAACCGTTCTCTTCACCCGATAACCGGACATAGCAATGAATAAAACCATATTGGCAGCTATCCGTGCTCATGCGCTGGAGGAATCCCCGCGCGAGAGCTGCGGATTCGTTATTCAGTCTGGCCGTCGCCAGCGCTACATTCCCGTGCCGAATACGCACGAAAATCCGACAGAACATTTTCGCATCGACGGCGAGCACTGGGCTAACGCCGAAGATATCGGGACGATTATTCGCGTCATCCACTCCCACCCTGGCGACGGTGCCCGGCCTATTCCGTCCGATCTGGACCGACAACAGTGCAATAACTCCGGCGTGGTCTGGGGCATTTACGCGCCGGATAGCGACGAATACGCTGAGATAATGCCGGAGGCGGTACCCCTTATCGGGCGTCCGTTTATTCTGGGCTCAAATGACTGCTGGGGACTGGTAATGGATTGGCATGCCACCCAAGGCGTGAAGCTTAACGATTTCCGCGTCGATTACCCATGGTGGGAAAGCCAGTACCCGGACAACCTGTATTTCGACAACTGGGAGCGGGAAGGGTTTGTCGAATGCGACCCCGCGCCAGGCTGCATGGTAATCATGCAGGTTGAATCCGCTAAGTGGAACCACGCGGGGATCATCACTGAAGAAGGTGAGCTGCTCCACCACCTTTACGGCCAGCCTTCCTGCATTACCCCATATGCCCGAGGCTATTTCAAAGACCGCACGATGATCTGCGTACGTCACAAAGACCTGCCACAGGAGATTAAGCCATGGCGCGTTTAACCACTATTCGTCTGTATGGCGCACTGGGCGCCCGGTTTGGGCGCGTGCATAAACTGGCAGTGCAGACATCTGCCGAAGCGGTCAAAGCCCTGTGCATCAATTTCGACGGGCTGGAAGACTATCTGATGAATGCCAAAAAAGACGGCATGACCTTTGCGGTGTTTCGCGGTAAGCGCAACATAGGCGTGCAGGACTTCCAGGAGCTGGCAGGCGATAGCGATATTCGCATAGCGCCAGTTATGGAAGGGGCGAAGAAGGCCGGCATGTTCCAGACAATCCTCGGCGCCGTGATGGTTGTTGCTGGTGTTATTACTGGTGTGGCAACCGGCTGGACGGGCGTAGGTTTGACATTTGGGGCCGGACTTATCATGTCGGGCGCGTCAATGATGGCCGGCGGTATTTACCAGATGCTTTCGCCCCAGCCAAAAGGGTTACAAGGGCGAGACGACCCTGACAATAAACCCTCTTATGCCTTTGGCGGCTCAGTGAATACCCTTGCGATGGGAAATCCGGTCGCGCTTCTCTATGGCGTCCGCGAGATTGGCGGCGCCATCATCAGCGCTGGCATAGTCGCCGAAGACATCTGATAACTCCTTTCTGAATATCAAGCACCCAGTCGGGTGCTTTTTTTATGGATGTAATATGGAAGCGATCACTGGTGCAAAGGGTGGCAGCCAGAAGCAGCACACACCTGTAGAACAGCCTGATTCGGCGCAGTCAATGGCGCGCTGCCGCATGCTGCTGGCGCTCGGGGAAGGTGAGTTTGCTGGTGGTCTGGATGCGACCAGCATTTTCCTGGACGGTACGCCGCTGGGAAACTCAGACGGAACGATGAACTTTGAAAACGTTTCCTGGGAATTTCGGCCAGGCACACAGACCCAGACGCCGATTCCGGGTTTCCCCGCAGTGGAGAACGAAACTACAGTCGGCGTATCGCTGACAAAAGCCACGCCCTGGACGCGCGCGCTGAGCAACACCCAGATTGACGCTGTGCTCGTTCGCATTGGTATTCCGGGTTTGCAGCAGCAGGAAAACGACGGGGATATTGTCGGCACTACCGTAAAGTACCATATCGATCTTGCTGTAGATGGTGGTGCGTTCTCTACGGTCATGACAAGAACCGTCACAGAGAAGCTCAGTTCGCTCTATGAACTAACCCACCGCATTAATCTTCCCAAAGCCAGCACTGGCTGGCAGATTCGAGTGGTGCGTGACACTGATGACAGCACCAGCCAGATGCTGCAGAACAAAACGCAGGTGCAAGCTATTACTGAGGTGATCGATGCTCGCCTGCGATATCCACACACAGCGCTGCTGTACGTGTCCTTTAACGCGAAGTCATTCAACAACATCCCTAAGATTTCCTGCATGCCGAAGGGGCGCATTATCCGTATCCCTGCGAACTATGACCCAATAGCGCGGATCTATAGCGGGACATGGGACGGGACGTTTAAATGGGGCTGGACGAACAACCCGGCCTGGATTTGGTTCGATGTTCTGACAGAGCCGCGTTTCGGCCTTGGCCGCCGCGTGACGCCAGAAATGCTCGATAAGTGGGAGCTCTATCGCATCGCCCAGCGCTGTGATCAGCTTGTACCAGATGGAAAAGGCGGAAGCGGCACAGAGCCGCGCTTCATGTTTGACGTGTACATTCAGGCGCAGGCCGACGCCTGGCAGGTGATCAAGGATATCGCCGCAGGCTTTAACGGCATGACGTTCTGGGGCAACAACATGTTCAATGTTGTCTCTGACATGCCAGCGGACACGTCGAAGCTGCAAATCCTTACCCGCGCTTCGGTGGTGGGCAAGCCGGTTTACTCGAGCGGCAGTGAAAAGACCCGCTTCTCCAGCGCGCTGATTAATTTCAGCGATCCGGATAACCACTACCAGGACCGCACCACGGCAGTGATGTTTCCGGAACTGGTGAAGCAGTTCAAGTTTAAGCAGACACAAATCACTGCGATCGGTTGTACGCGTGAGAGCGAGGCGCAGCGGCGTGGCGGGTGGGCGGTGTATTCCAACTCCCTTGACCGCATTATCACGCTTCAGACCGGACTTGATGGCTTTGTATTCGTGCCGGGCACCGTATTTGCGTTTGCAGATGAACGCCTGTCAGGGCGCGTTTACGGCGGGCGTATCACCGGGTATAACGCTGGTCTTAAGGCCGTGACCACTGACCGGGGCACCAGTGCGGTGGCGGGCGATACGCTGATGATTCGCACCCAGGGCGGTACCGTTGAAAGCCGGGTGATACAGGCCGTAAATGGCACGCAGCTGATCCTGTCCACGCCGTTCACGGCGGCGCCATTACCTAATGCCGTATTCGTCATTGATGCTGGTCAGCTGCGCCTGCAGTATTTCCGGGTAACGAACCTAAAATTTGATGATGAGGAAAACACCTTCACCATTACCGGTGCGGAGTATAACGCGTCGAAATACGACGCCGTTGATAACAACGCTCGCCTCGATACTCCTCCGATAAGCCTGATTCCGACCGGGCTAGTTAACCAGCCGACCAACATCGTGGTATCGAGCTATGATGCGGTTCGCCAGGGGCAACGCGTGGCCACGCTAACCGCCTCGTGGGATGCGCCAGTTGATAAAGACGGCAAACTGCAGTCGGACGTAATAGCGTATCGGGCACAGTGGAAGCGCGGAAATAACGAATGGGTAAACGTGCCTGAAACCGGGTTACGAAATATCGAAGTGCCTGGCATTTTCGATGGCGATTACCTTGTGCGCGTCCGTGCGATTAACTCTGGGGGAGCGTCCAGCCTTTGGGCCACGTCTGCGTTGACCCATCTTACCGGCCGCACCGGTGAAGTTCCAAAACCGATTGGACTTCGTACCACTGCAATCAACTGGGGTATACAGGTTGACTGGTCCTTCCCGGTTGATACAGGTGACACGCTCCAGACCGAGTTGCAGTATTCGGTAAACGGCAACGGTGATAACCCTCTGTTGCTTGCCGGAGTTCCTTATCCACAACACACCTATACCCAACTGGGCTTAAAGGCCGGTGTTGAATTTTGGTACCGGGCCCGCCTGGTTGACCGCATTGGTAATCAGAGTGATTGGACCGACTGGGTTCGCGGCATGTCAAATGATAACGCCGATGATTATCTGGGTGATATCGCAGATGATTTCCTTACCTCTGCTGATGGGGAGCGCCTCACTGGTGATATCGATACCAACATTGAGGGAATTCTTCAGAACGCCCTGGCGAACCACGGAACAGTCGAGCACCAGTGGGCACAGTACGGGGAAGTGCGTGCCGATGTCCTGGTTGTTAAAACGACCATTGCTGAAGTTGATAAGGCAATGGCCGAACTTTCAACGCAGGTGCAGGCGCAGATAGAGGA